TTTAATGACCTACCATTCGACATTAAGCAAAAGTTGTTGGGACGTATCTCAGATGGCAAGGGTGGATTCCTACAAGGTGACCGCCCACGAGTTGCTATGACGATTGAGACGCAAAACATCAAGCGCACTAAGTCAATTTGGTTCGGATTTGCTAACGGTGAGGTACAAGAGACTGCAGCCAACGTACAAACTGATACGAACAACGAAGTCCGTGTTGATGACGCCTTGACGTTCACTTCATTTGGTGTTGAAGCATGGAAAAATGAAGCCATGAAGGTTTACTCAGACATCGATGCTAAGTTTGACAAGGCAGCCATGCAAGCTGATGTATTTGGTACTGCGGGAACTGCCACACCCAGTGGCGTATAAGGTCGTCCCAATTGTCCTACAGCCACGACAATAAAGAGGCTCAAACGGGGTGAGAAGCCCAATATGAACGGGGGTTCACTTGAATAATCAGGTGAGCTCCTTTTTTTGTACCCAAGAAAGGATATAACGATGAAAATTTCATTTAAGGAATTACGTAAGGCACCATTTGAAGTAAAAGCCAGTGTTAAGAATTTAAAGAAGACATATGCCATTCAATTGAAGATGGCTACGTTGGAAGATTCTATGCAAGAGGACGCACGGGTTGAATCACTACAAGCTGTACTGGGCGCACTGGACAACTTAACAGAATACGTTGTCGATATGTTGAAGTTGAAGCCAGCTGAGATCGAGGCACTTGAAGATTTGAGCCAAGAAGACGTTATGGCAATTGCACAACGCTTGAATATGCGTCTTATGGGAATGTCAGAAGCTGAGATTAAGAAGGCCTTGACGGAAACTGATGACGATGAGGGTTTAGAGTAACCCCAATTGAACGTGTTATGACCTATACGAATCATTTGGCTGATTTAAGAATGTTTGAAAAAGATGCCATGCAGAATCTGCACTGGAGCTTAGACGAAATTGAGGAGTCTGATTATGCAGAGTTAATGGAAGTCATGAATGCTTCCGAAAACGACAAAATGCAGAACCCAGACGCCATGATGAACCTGTATCAGTCACTTGGATAAAAAGAAAGGAGGTAACACATGGCAAAAGAAAAAGTAGCCGGCTTAATGTCGACAGAGATTGGCTTGAACACCAATAAGGCTGCGGAATCACTTAGCCAATTGAAGTCAGCTGTTAAGGACTCCACCAACGAGTGGAAGCAAATGGAGTCCCAGCTTAAGTCTTCTGGTGATGTACTTGGCGCCAGTGAAGCTAAGTATAAAGGGCTATCACAATCAGTTGAAGCGCAAAAAGACGTGCTTCAGAAGTTGCGACAAGAGCAATCAGAAGTTAACCGTTCAACTGAAGCCGGTGAGGCTACCTATCAAAAGTATGCTTCACAGATAACACAGGCAGAAAGTAAGCTTGCATCGTTGAATGCTCAAACCGAAAAGGCACAAAAGTATTATGATTACCAAAAAAGTGGATTAGCAGAGCTGAACGATGAAATTAAACGCTCAAATGATCTAACCAATGCCCGTGTTAAAAGGTTAGAAGCTGAAGGAAAGACCGAGGAAGCCAATAAAGCTCAAATCGATGGTCTTTCATCAGTGCAGTCCAAGTACACTAAGATTTTAGAGATTCAAAAGAACGAGCTTGAAAAGTTAGGTGCTTCAGGAGATAAGAATTCTAAAGCCTATAAGCTACAAGAGTTACGAGTCGAGCAAACTGGGGCTAAGATTGCTGAAGCCACTAACAAAATAAAGGCCTTAAATAATACCGAGATAAAGCCTGATGTTAGTGGTATTACTTCGACTAAGGCACAACTCAAAAATCTGAATGACGTACTATCAAGTACACACAGACGATTTAAAAGTGTCCTTATGGGGAATATTGTAGCTACTGGAATAACTAGTACACTGAGCGATATTAAAAGCAAGTTTACTGGTGCGATGAAGGCTGGCGTTGAATACAACAAAGAAATGCAATCCTTGTCTGTATCAATGGACAATTTCACTAATGGCGATGACAAGTTGAGCAAGGCTTTGATTGGCAACGTTAAGGCATTGAAAGAAGAATCGGGATATGCTACCGATACCCTTTCGTTGTTGACCAAAAAGACTTATGGACTTACTAAAAGTGCCGAGGGTGCAAAGACCCTGTCTGATGCATTCGTTAACTTGGGTCGTGCTACGGGGCAATCTGATGAGTCTCTGCAAGGTATTATTAAAAAGTTTTCACAGGTAAATGCTTCAGGTAAAATCACAACCGGTTCACTTACTAAGATGGAAAAGTCCTTGCCAGGATTTAATGCTGCGTTAGCAACTAGCATGGGTAAAAGCCGAGATGAGATTAACAAATTAGCTACTGATGGAAAGCTATCGATGGATGATCTTTCAAAGGCTATTGAGACGATGTCAGATGCCAAGCCCTATGCGTTAGATAATTACTACACAACTCTCGATGGCTTCAGTAATCACTTGGAAGAGAAATACAAGAGTTTATCAGGTAAGATAACGAGCGGTTTTTTTCAATCCAATAACGACTTTTTGAAGAACATGTCTAAGTCACTTGATGGAAAGGAAGTAGAAACGGCCTTTGACCACGTTGGTGACTCAGCTAATAAAGCGGTCAACACCATTTCCAATGCGTTCAGTAAGACCTTCAAGGGCACAAAGAATCCCGTTGCCGATATTGCTAATGGCGTGGCTGACCAGATTGAGAAGCTTGGTAATTTTGTTAGCACACATTCAAAGGACATCAAGAACTTTTTTGAGATGGTCAAAAACATTGGCGGTGCAGGTTTCAAACTTACCGGTGACGCCATAAAAACTGCTTTACCGTTTCTTGAAAAGTTCGGAGCTTTTGCTTCAAAGCACCCTAAAGACGTTAAGCTTTTGGCAGAGATGTACTTGGGGCTTAATGTTGCCCTAAAAGGTACTTTTGCTGTACTAAAGGGTGTCGAAAAAGCTAAGGCCTTGGGAAGCTTCATATCTGATGCAGGTAAAAATGTTGCTTCGTTGACTCGGAAAATAAAAGACTTTAGCTTGGCCCAGACGGTTGCTTCAGCTAAGTCAAAGGTAATGACCGCTGCGATGAAGGCTCAAACTTTGGCTCAAAAGGCTATGAATTTAGCAATGAAAGCCAACCCAATAGGATTGTTGATCGTGGCAATCACGGCCGTTGCTGTGGCTTTGGTTGAACTGTACAAGCATAATAAGAAGTTCCGACAATTCGTAGACGGCTTGGTGAAGTCTGCTAAGCAATTCTTTGAAGGAATTACGAAGTGGTTTGGTAATGCATGGTCATCAGTAACAAAGGGTTACAACTCATTCAGTCGTAGCTTCAGTAAGGGCTGGAATTCATTTACTGATGGCATTGGCAGAGCTTGGAACTCAACATGGAGTTACGTTGGGAACGTATTTGACAAGTACATCAATATGTACAAGCGTATTATCAAGACATTTACTGATTTCTTTACAGGAAACTGGGGAAATCTTGGTAAAGATATTCGAGGTATCTGGAATGGACTGTGGGACTATGTAGAGTCAATCTTTGGTAAGAAGGCTGGTTCTATCAAGCACGGCATTGAGAACTTCGGTAGTTCAGTCTGGAACTTATTTGGGCGTATTAAGGATAGGGTATCAGGATTTTGGTCTGATATGTGGAACGGCTTGAAGGACTTTGCTCGTGATGGTATCAATAACGTTATTGGTGTCATCAACAATGGTATCGGTGGTATCAACACAGTTATCCATACGTTTGGTGGTAAGAAGGAAGCCATCGGTAAGATTCCAAAGTTTGCTAACGGTACCAAGGGTGCGCCTAAGGGGTTGGCAATCGTTAATGACGCTCCAGGTGAACACTACAAAGAAGCAATCATTGATAACTCTGGTAAAGCTACGGTACTTGAAGGACGTAATCGACTCGTTAACTTCAGTGGTGGTGAAACTGTTATCCCTGCACATGCTTTGCCACACTTTGCTAAGGGAACCGACAACTGGTTAGACACAGCAGTTGGCTGGATCAAGGACAAGTGGGAAAAGCTGACGGAGTTCATCTCACACCCAATTAAGGCGTTGGGTAACATTATGAACAAGGCGGTCTCAGGTATCGCAGGAAGCCCCCTGGTGACTAACATTGCACCAGCTATGGCCAATGGGTTGGTTCAAGGTATCGCAGACCCAATTGTTAACCTATTCAAGTCTTTGAAAAAGAAGCATGATGATGAGGGAGCAGCTGCTCCGGCTGGGTCTGGTGTACAGCGTTGGAAGGACTTGGTTATTAAGGCGCTTGATAAGAATGGTTTGTCAACGTCTGAATCTATGGTAAACAAGGTTCTTCGTCAAATTCAGAGTGAGTCAGGTGGTAACGAAAAGGCAGTCCAAGGTGGCTACACTGATATCAACACGATTACTGGTGATCTCGCTAAGGGTCTTATGCAAACTATCTCAGCGACCTTTAATACCTATGCCTTCCCAGGGCATAAGAACATTTTTAATGGTTACGATAATTTGCTGGCTGCATTGGCTTATGCCAAGAACCGTTATGGTTCAAACTTAGCGGGACTTGGTGAAGGCCATGGTTATGCTCAGGGTGGCATTGTCTCTCAACATGGTTTCTATGAAGTCGCAGAGCAGAACATGCCTGAGATTATCATTCCACTTGACCCAGCTAAGAAGATGCGTGCCAACCAATTACTTGCAGAAGCCAGCCAGCGTATCAATGGCGCACAATCACAGCAGGTTGTGGTTCAGTCTGATACAACACAGTTGGAGCAAAAGTTCGACAACGTAATTGCACTATTGTCACTCATGCTTGGCGTTAATCAAGACCAACTCAAGGCTATGCAGTCTAAGGACGGTATCAACTTACCTAACCTTATGAACCAGATGGGCATGGCTCAAACAACGCACAATTATCAATCAATATAACG